CCCTCCGCTTTAATGACACTGGTCTTAGTGACTCTGTAACCAATGGTATTACCCTTCTCCAAGAGGCTGATGTTCTCATCGGTCATAATATTGTTGGCTTTGACATACCCGTTATTGAAGGCATCTACCCGTTCTTCAAAACCAAAGCCACCCTATTCGACACGTTGATCCTTAGCAGGATGTTCTTTCCCGACATCCTAAACAGGGACTTTCGCAAGAAGCCAATCGGAATGCCAACAAAGTTATTCGGCAGGCATTCCCTTGAATCTTGGGGTTATCGTCTTGGTGATTACAAGGGTGAGTTTGGTAAGCAAACGGACTGGGCTGATTGGTCCCAGGAAATGGAGGATTACTGTGAGCAAGATGTTCACGTTGTCGGATCACTCTTCAAGTTATTTGAGGGCAAGGGAATTGCCGACTACGAAGATTCCATTCGCCTTGAACATAACCTAGCCACGATCATGGCTAAGCAGGAAGTATCCGGCTGGCCCTTTGATGTTGTTGCGGCTCAGAAGTTGGAAGCCACTCTCCGAACAGAGATGGACCAACTAGCAGACAAGATGCGGGAAACATTTCCGTATGTTGACGGGGGACAGATGATTCCCAAACGTCCCAACCAAACCCGTGGCTACATCAAGGATGCTGCCTTCACCAAACTCAAAGAGTTCAATCCCACAAGCCGCGACCACATCGGCTGGGCATTCATGACTTGGAGGGACTGGAAACCAGAAGTCTTTACTGACACTGGCCGCCCAAAGATTGATGAAGGCATCCTTATGGGCATTGATACGGAAGAAGCTAAAACCTTTGCCCGTATCCTTGAACTACAAAAGGCCCTTGGACAACTGTCTGATGGCGCTAATGCTTGGCTCAAAGTTGTTACCCGCAATGGACGAATCCACCATGTCTGTCAACTCGCTACCAACACAGGCCGTAATGCCCATTCCCGCCCAAACCTTGGGCAGACGAGCAGTGATCCGCGTTGTCGGGCGTTGTTCCTACCGGGTGAAGGCATGTCTCAAGTGGGTGCGGATGCTTCTGGCTTGGAACTTCGTATGCTTGGTCATTATCTTTCTTATTTTGATGGAGGGTCTTTTGCTGACGTTGTTGTCAATGGGGACATTCATCAACAGAATGCTGATCGAGTTGGCTGCTCGCGCAAGGACGTTAAAACCTTGACGTATGCCTTTATCTACGGAGCATCTGATAAGAAGATCGGGTACTCCTTGGATAAATCCCTTGATGATAAGAAGGCAGTCGTTCTTGGTAAGGAGATCAGAAGAAAGTTTCTTGAGGCCATCCCTGGTCTGGAGGGACTCCTAACTGCTGTCAACAAGAAAGCTGAGGGTGATGTGCTCAAGGGCCTTGATGGGCGCCCCATCCGCCTTCAGGGGAAGAAACACGCTGCCCTCAACTACCTACTCCAGAGTGCTGGGGCCATTGTTTGTAAACGGTGGAACGTCATCACTTACAATCAACTAACTGATCTTGGATACCAGTGGGGCATTGATTACCAATGGCTTGGATGGATCCACGATGAAATTCAACTCGCTGTTAAACCACACCTCATTAGTGATGCCAAGTTCCAACTCGAATGGGCAATCGTCCAGGCCGGAGAGTACTACAACCTCAAAGTCCCGCTTGCCTCTGAAGCAAAAAATGGCCTCTCGTGGGCAGACTGTCACTGACCTTCAATTGCGTGTTGACGCAGACTTCTATGCTTACCGCGCTTGTCAATCGGCTGAAACTGAACTTGATTGGGGGGATGACCTCATCACCATTGCTAGTAACTTCCGAGTTGTCCTCGACATCTTTGAAGGTGAACTCAATAACCTCCGAAAAAGGTTTGACACCAACAACGTCACCCTCTACTTCTCAGACTCCAAGAACTTCCGTAAGGTTGTATGTCCCGACTACAAGGGAAAACGCACTAAAAGGAAACCTGTGGGATACAAGCGACTCTTAGATTGGTGTGGTGCTAATTACAAGGTAGTACGGTATCCGAACATCGAAGCAGACGATGCCCTTGGCCTTGAGTGCCACCTTGATCCACGAGAGTTCATTCTTGTTAGCCCAGACAAGGACATGAAACAGATCGCTTGCCGGTTATTTAATGGGGAAGAGGAGATCACTGTCACCCCAGAAGAGGCAGACTACTGGTTCTGGACACAGTGCCTAACTGGTGATCCAGTTGATGGATATAAAGGTGTACCTGGCATTGGTGGTGTGGGTGCCAAGAAGATTCTGGATAAAGCAGAAAGCCCTTGGGAAGCTATCCTTGAATCTTATATCAAGGCTGGACAGACTGAGGATGATGCCATCCGTAACGCTCGATTGGCACGGATCCTTCGGCCTGGAGAGTACAACTCAACAACGAAGGAACCTATTCTATGGAACCCACCTACATCGGATTAGACATTGGCTTACTGCTGGCCATCATCTATATCCTTGAACCTAACCTTCCGTACTATCTTAAGTTAAAGATAAGTGAACAATTTATCAACAGCAGACTACTTATCTATCAAGGAGTATTTAGAATCCGACTTTGGTATGACAAACAATCGCTACGACCGGGACCAGTGGGACGATTTCTACGGGACCAGCAACTCCGAGGAATCAGAAACAACCCAGCCTACAGAGAATTCTTCCGTGACGAAGTATGACCCCAAGCACTATCAGCGTGGACGTATCGAGGTTTGGGATTTTGTTGTGGATCAGCAGCTGGATTTTCTGGCTGGCAATGTCATTAAGTATGTCTGCCGTGCTGGCCACAAAGATCAGGAGTCTGAGATCGACGACTGGCTCAAAGTTAAAGCCTATGTTGACCGCAAAATCAAAGCACTAACCACTGATGGAAACCCCTGAACATCTAATTGAACAGGCGTTTGTCTTCCGACTTGCCGCTGAACAATCCATTGATCCAAATGATGAACTGGTTCAAGAGATGCAAATGACTCTCATACGAGAGGAATTCAATGAACTTCTTGAAGCACACATCAATGAGGACACCGATAAAGACAAGATCCACACATTAAAGGAACTCGCTGATCTTGTTTTTGTTTGTTACCAATATGCCGTTGCTCGCGGCTGGAACCTAGACATCGCCCTCAAGCGGGTGTTTGAGTCCAACATGAGCAAGTTCGTAGACGGGAAGCCCCTCCGCCGCGAAGATGGTAAGATACTCAAGGGGCCCAACTACCAACCACCATTTCTTGACGACCTCGTATGACTGCCTTCGCTGACCTTGGAGACACCCCCAACACCATCGCCCGAACTGGTCGGGTTCAAAATTGGATTGATGATCCAGAGTCTCGCCTTCCCGTGAGCTGTACGGTTTTTGTTGTTGAAGATCAAATGGAGGGACCCAATGGAATTGAAGCCTCGTGGCGATTTGTTTCCCACGCTCTCCGCAACGGAGCTGGAGTTGCTGTACACCTTTCTAAACTCCGTGAACGAGGCAGCGAGAATGGAAGAGGACTTGTGGCGTCTGGCCCTGTGTCGTTCGCCAGAATCTACTCAACCCTCAACGAAATCCTGAGGCGCGGTGGTGTCTACAAGAATGGTGCTGTTGTGTGCCACCTTGACTACACCCACCCTGATGCTATTGAATTTATTAAGGCTAGCCGTACTGAGCTGTCTTGGGTAAAGCGTTGCCTCAATGTGGACCCCGGGTTCCTTACATCTGCTCCACCCGAGTTGATTGATGCTACCCTTGAAGGAATTAAGAAGGGTGATATATGGCTAAATAAGATCCGCTACGATGCGGAAGGTAATAGAATCTATGGAAATGTCTGCCTTGAAGTTTATCTTCCTAGCCGTGGTACTTGTCTACTTCAGCACGTCAATTTGGGTGCTTGTAGGTTCGAGGATCTAACTCCTGCCTTTGTGGAGGGGATGACTTCTCTTGTTGCTCTTCATGCTAAAACTGGCGTAGGAGAAACAGGAGAGTATCTTTCTCCTGAGGTGGACAAGCAGGTTGGTTTGGGTGTGCTTGGGCTGGCTAATTTCCTTTGTCAGAATAAAGTAACCTACAAAGAATTTGGAGAAGCTCTTGATGCTTACCACACACACCAACCAACACACACACCAGCATACGTTCTTGTTTCGGAGCTGGCCAAGTCAATCGAAATCGCGGCGCAGATCGCCCGTCAAGCAGGTATGCAGAGGGCCTTTGCTATTGCTCCTACCGCTTCTTGTAGTTACAACAACATTGATCTTCGGGGCTACACTACCACTCCTGAGTTGGCTCCTCCTATCAGCCGCCACGTTGACCGCGATTCTGGGACGTTTGGAGTTCAATCATATGCGTACCCGCCTGACTGCGAAATCGCGTCGGAAGTAGGGTGGCATGATTACAAGAAGGTAGTTGATGGGGTGGTAACACTCTTCCGCTCAACGATGCTATTTCACGGATACTCCTTTAATAGCTGGTCCGATGTTGTGACCTATGACCGAGAGTTCCTTAGGGATTGGATGGCATCATCCCAGACTTCCCTTTATTATGCTCTTCAGGTCATGCCAGACACGCAAGCAAAGGATGATGCTCTTGCTGCCCTAGATGATGACTTCAAGGATCTCTTTTCGTTTGAAGAGGAAGACTGTGGTTGTCCTGTTTCCGAACCAACCAACGATAACATTTGTATTCCCTGCGGAGAATAATGAACGCAACTCTTTCCCCCTACGATCAAGTAATTTCAAGAAAAAGAAAGTGGACTCCAGTTGCTGTTCAAAAGGGGAAACTCGTTGATGGGGCTAAGGATGCGATCTATCGTGCCCTTGGTCTCCGTCATCTTGAATTGCCGGTGCGAGAGTTTCTACAACAGGGACTCGAAAAAGAACTACCTAATACTCCTGGTGTTAGGGAAGCTCTACTGTCTAATCAATTGGATGAAGAGAGGCATGATCAAGCCCTTAACTATGTAGTGGCTGCTCATGGTTCAAATGAAAAGTTTGAATCCGAAGCTAAGCACATTCTTAAGGCGTGGCTGGATGCCCCTGAACATCCACTCCTAAAAGCCGCTATCCTTGAACGCAGTGTCTTCTTCGTCATCCTCCCATTCTTCCGATTCAATGGTGACATCGGAATCCGAACCACAGCAGCCGACATTAGCCGAGATGAACAAACGCATGTCGCCATCCACTCGATGGTCTGCTCCGAGTTGGGCCTCAAGTCCACATCAAGCCTCAATCGACTTCGTAGAGCGACTGTGGGATGGGTAGTTGATGGGCTTGGTAAATCTGAAAGCAGGTATCTTGATAAAGATTTTTGGTTGGCTCAATCTGATTCCCTCTACGAAAAAGGAAAAGCCCCAGGACTAAAGGATACCCAGCGGGCTCGAATGCCTGCCTTCTTTGAAGCCTCTAACAACGACCTTCCACAATATGGCTGACGCCTATTTTGACACCGAAACCATTCCCCTCACCAGTGTTATTGGTGGGAGGATTGATCTAAATACCCTCATCGAGGAACTTGATCAGATGTATCCAGACCAGTATCCAGACCACGAGATGACTCCGTGGGAAGCTGGACGTATGGCTGGAGTGATTGAAGTTATTCGCTTTCTTAAATCCAAACGTAAGCTTTAAACATCATGTGCCTTTCTCCTAAAATTCCGCCCCCGCCGGAACCACCGCCCCCGCCGCCTGCTACCGTTACTAGCAATCAACCTACAACGGTAAAGACCATTAAATCCCGCCGTGCTGCTCTTCAACAGGCAACTAAAGGTCCGGGTGGTCTTACGATTCCTCTTAGCACAGGTGGAGGAGCTGGTGGCAGTATGCCTTCTGGCTCTATGACTAACCTTAATATTGGTAAATAACAAATGGAAAATCAATCTGCCGCAAGTCGTTACGCAAAGCTGGCAAGCGACAGAACGATCTTTCTCGATACTGCTAGGGATTGTGCAGCTCTTTCTGTTCCTTATCTTTTGACTCCTACTGGAGTTGTTAATGGACAGAAGTTGCCCACTCCTTGGCAGTCCATGGGCGCTAAAGGCGTTAACGTCATGGCATCGAAGTTGATGCTTAGTTTGTTCCCTGTGAACGCAACTTTCTTCAAGCTTCAAGTAAATGATGGTAAGCTTAGCTTGGACCCCGAATTAAGTGCTGCTGTTAAATCAGAAATTGATCTTTCCCTTTCTAAAATGGAACGGGTGGTCATGCAAAACATTGCCGAATCACAGGATCGTGTTATCCTCCACCAGGCAATGAAGCACTTGATTGTAACCGGAAATGCTCTGGTATACATGGGTTCAAGTGGTGTAAAACTTTATCCTCTTGACCGATTTGTGGTCGTCCGTGATGGAGAGGGTAATCCCACCGAGGTC